GAAATGTCAATGTGTCACTTACGAGTGGTCGATCATTTTGTGTCAACTCATCATTGGTGTACATAGCACCGAGTTCTAAGAATGGGTGGACTCTCCAGTCACCAACATGAACACGTCGAGCGAATGTGAATCCCCAAATATCATTATAGTTCTCGCCGCCAAACTTTTCAGCTCTGGCATACCAATCACCATACGATACTCCAAGCCTTTGGGTTATCAATTCGCTAGACTTCAATGTTCCGCCTGTAAGTCCTATGGAAACTTTAGGCTCTTTAGCTTCAGCTGCAAAAGCTGCAACAAGAAGAATTAAAAACACCACAACTATCCATAAAACTTTTGAGCGAAATATTGCGTTCATGTTAGACTCCTGTTAGTCGTCCCTTCTTTTCAGCTTAAATCGAAGCACTGGCGCTTTCGATTTTCCTGACGTGAACTTATGATTTACTTCGTTTGAAAAATCAGAAACTTCAAGTTCAGTTGTCGTTACTGTAATTGCGAAGTAATAAGTTCCAGTTGTAAGACCAGTAATTTCACCCTCTAATGCTGTTGGATCAACATCAACAGAGTTCGTGTAATTACCTGTAGCTGTGCCATAATGAACAGTGTATTTCAAGATATCTTCTGGTAGAATTGCTGTACCATCCTCGTACTGTGTTGGAATATCCCATTCCAACACAGCAGTGTAGCTATTAGCATAGACTATACCAGGAAGAAAGAGTAATAGAGCCGCAAGAATACGTCTCATAAAACCTCCTGTCAATCCGCTAGTTTCCTAAAAAATTCCAGAGTATCATCTTCATCACCAGAATTTGAGTCGCCAGCGATCACTGGTTCGTCATCACCTGAATCTTCTTCAACAGTCCGAGCTTTGGTCGCACCAGCCAGACTCAGAACACGATTCAGTTTTGCTTTCAGTTCATCATAGGGCATGAACTCTTTCGGATTCAGAAACTCAACAAGCGAATAAGCCTCTTTCCAGACTCGTTCGATTTCAGCATCATCATCCGACAATGGGCTGGGAGAATCAAACTCAGACTTATCATAGTTACGATATCCCTCAACCATACGAATCTTCAGTTTGAAGTTCGCACCTTCCCAGAAATTGAAAGGATTTACTGCACTCTCATCTTCAAACTCAGGCTCGAGCATTGCTTGAATCTTATCGAAGATCTTCTTTCCAAACTTGTAAAGAAACACTTTCCCGTCATTAGAAGGATTCGCCGAATCTTTTACAACAAGAATATTGGCGACGTATGACAGCTTGCGCTTCTGCTTTCGCACGATATCTTTGTTAGACTCAATCCCACTATTCCAAAGACTGGAATTATGCTCGCACACTGGGCATGGCTTATTGATCGAGGTCAGACAGTTTTCGATCAGCCAGCCACCAGGTCCTTGGAATCCATGATTGAAGATTTGAACCCAAGGCATCGCATCTTCACCATCAACGAAAGGCGCATCGAGAAAACGAATCACAGCATAACCATTACCAGCTTTATCAACTTCTGGTTGCCAGAATCGTTCGTCTTTAGATGACGTTCCTTTCAGCTTACCAAGTTCTTTGGTCAGCTTGTCGATTGATGATGATTTCTTTTTCAGATTTGCGAGAGACATTGCCATATTTGTATACTCCGTATGTTATTGTATGCGACTTATCCACATTATTCCCATAATGTACAACCATTATATATTCTTTCTGTCAGGATGTAAAGAATTAATTAGTTCTTTTTTGTAGAGATTTATGTTTAGATCATTATACATGAACAGGAATGGTTTGTATTTGTTCAACTGCTTTTTCAACATATCAAACATAAAGTCATCCAGTTTATTTGACCAACGATCAATCAATCCAAGTATAGCATCGATGATCAAAAAGTTATCCTGAGAAATTTCACCTTGGTACACCATATTCAGTAACTCTGGTGATTGTCCATCGATGACTCGAAGCGATTCACCAAAATCAATTTGCTGAAGTTTACATAAATCCTCCTTGAAAAAATACATCCTTGATTGTTGTTCCCTTGTCCAATCCTTGAAGATTTCTTTGGCTTCATCCGTCAATAGATCACGAATCCATATTCTGTTTTTCTTTTGATAGTATGCAGCTGTGTAATAGGGAAGTTCAGATTCATTACAGATCCTGGAAAGTTTCACGAAAGCATATTTATCCTTGCTTATTTCAAAAGCATGTTCGCTGACTTTCGTCTTTCCATGATATTTGAAGTAATCATAGTTATCAGAATTGAAATGTAACTTCAGAGCCTGATAGGATTTATAGATATCATATGCTGACATTTCAAATACCAGGAAGCTGTGAAGTCCTCTGAATGTAACCCAGTTCCTTTGCTTCCATTTCAAGTTTAGATTTCAATGATTCGTCGACCAACTTAGCAGCCACTTCGATTTCAAGTCCAGTTTGTTCGCAATGATATACAATGGCATCCATGTGACTCATTGATTTTTGGTGCGCTAAAGTTTGAATCAGAATTGAAAATAGATTCTTTTCTTCTCTCGTCATGTTAACCTCTTTCTGCGTAGAATTTGTGTGCGCCGATTTGACCAACAAATTCTTTTTTATTAGCCCACCAAGGATGCACTCGCGTTGAGTGGTAATAAACAGCGTTGTTTAGATAATCAAGCTCAGTTTCACCTCTCAGAATGTTTTCTGCGAGTTCATAAGTCTCGCGGAATTTCGGATTGTTTGGATCGACTCTTCGACCTTTACAAATCCAGGTGAACTCGCAGTTACCACGATGACTTCGTTGATGAACTACATCACAGACTGTATCTGGGAATCGATACTGACTCACACGATTGAGAGTTACAGCAGCGACTGCCAACTGACCACGCAGAGGCTGATTACCAGCTTCATGATAAATGTTTTCCGCTAAACAATTTGTTTCTTGCGCAAGAAGTTCTTTGGAGTCTTCTTTCGGTTTCACAGGTGCATCATCAATAATTGGATCTCCTATTAGCTCTGGATCAGGAACGTCGATATCATATGCTACTTCTTGAACGGAAACGAGTCTAACATAATTTATTGCTGTAGCAAAAGTTATCAACGCAATTAGGATTGCGTTTACTAATTTTTCTGCAGTCATTTTCTCTACTTTTTGCGGTTGATAAAAATATTTAGTTTAAATATTTTACGCTGTTTTTGATGTAAAATCAAATAATAGTGGGAGTTTTTCTGTTGCCAGGTGGTTCCCAGGGGAACACGAAACTCCCGAAACCCCGAGAAATCACGCTGCTAGAGCGTACTCCTCAGTATAAACGTCATCGTTTGCGTTTATTTTTTTGCTTCTTCGACCGAGAAATCCCAATCCTACGACTTTAGCATTGCCGAATCGTCCATCTTTCTTCCTTGCCCTGTCGAAACCTGACACCCCCAACAAAATACACTCAGCGAATATACTTTGGTGGAGGTGGGCGGAATCGAACCGCCGTCCAGAACAGTTCCAATTGATATCATACGATCATAATTGCTCAGTTTGGATTCGAACCTTGTCCGTGTATTGTCTACCTGCACGTCCCACCGTACTGACCGAGCAAAACTTATTTATACACCGCCTCTGCACACACTTTCTCAAACGTGCGGAAAGTCCTGTCAAATCGATAACCATAAATCGTGATCAACGCCAATATGAAGTTATCAATCTTGTCTGTAAATTCAGCAGACAGTCCAGCAAATTCTTCACTATCCAGAATTTCTCGAAAGAGTTTCAGATCGTCAACAATCTGCCACGTTTCCATAATTTGCTGTTCAAGATCAAATCGCGCTGTCATTTTTCTTCTCCAAAATTATTTTGTCACCATCAACAGAGATATGAATTTCGTCACCTTCTTTCCATCCAAGCGAGTCTAAAATTTCTGGAGGAATTGAGACGAAATATTCACCAAAAACATCTTGTTCAATTACTGTTTGCATCTTCTTCTTCCCAATACGGTGTATGAAACCAGCGAATATGAATCTTTGTCTGCTTCTCAAAAAGCAGCACCAATTCTTCAAGAGTCCACATAGCTATGCTAGTGAAACTGTCCAGCCACTCGCTGAATTTTCCATAATCTTCCACATGCATAATGGGAAGTCCTATCTCGTCTGGGTATTCTTCACTCCCATATACGTCGATACGACCACCAGCCCAATGATTCCCATTCTTCTGTATCCAATCGGAGTTGATTGGACCCATCCAGTTTGTGGAGTATCTAAGCATCAATTTCCATCCAATGTTCAGCAGCTTCTTCTGAATCCAGAATGGCAGCATTCTGTCGGTAGTAGTCTTCGCAAGGACCACATATCAGACTATATGATACTGCTTTTGATCCGTCTCTGTCAAATGTTTTTGTCATGACAGAATATGCTCTGTCAAGAGAATCAACTTCATGACCGCATGTCAATACAATATTCATTCTGAATTTTTATGCATCAATTTCGTTTTTGTAATCGTATCATCAAACATAATGACAAGATGATCTTCGTCAACACCAATCGTGAATGACTTTATATCTTTGAATGAAGTCATTGCTTCATAAAGAGAATGAATCTGTTTTCGCGTGAGACTAATTTTAGTCATACAATCCCAGTCTTTCACTTTCTTCCACCATTTTGTCAAGTGCTTCTTCTCGAAGCATTCTTTCAAAACCAAAGTCCACAAGAATGTCTTCTTTCTTTGCGAGACCATTCCTGGTTATATAGTCAACAGTATGTTCGACCACAAGTTTCGTGTATTTCTGAATCTCATTGTCATACATACAAGACCAGTCGATGATGTAGTTTCGTGGATTAACATCTTCTTTTTCCCAGAAGGCGAATCCAGCTCGACGTGCCAAAAACCAAAAAATGCTGTTCATACATTACTCCTTGCTCGGATGGCATCAGCGCAACGCTGCGCTACGCCTTCAATTGTTGCTTCATCGTCACAAAGTTTCGCGCACGCCTCACGTTCCGCTGCGGCGACAAGGGCGGCGAAGCGTTCAATATTTTCTAGATTGCAAGTAAAATCATCGCTCATATCATGAGGATCAAAGCCAGCCTCCCACGCCATGCGAATAACATCTTCACGGTTCATACATTACTCCTCGCTCGGATGGCATCAGCGCAGCGTTGCGCTACGCCTTCAATAGTTGCTTCTTCGTCGCACACCTTGGCACACTCCTCACGTTCTGCTGCGGCGACAAGGGCGGCGAATCTGTCGCACCACACATCAAACGGCGTGCTTACAAGCGGACCAGCCTCTCGCGCCATGCGGATAATGTCTTCACGATTCATCACGAAAACTCCCGAGTGCCAAAAGAATAACCTTGCGGATCGTCCCAATCATACTGGGGATTGAACCACGGATACTTGTCAATGCGACCCTGTTCATTATGAGAAAGATTTTTGTGTCCATCTTCTCGAATGTAACCTGGTGCCTTGTAACCTTCAATATATTCTACAAACCAAGCATAGTTGACATCTTCACCATATTCATCTTTGATGCGCTTGTCTTTCAGAAATTCTTTCCACGCTTGCCAAGAAGTCAACTCTTTGTCGCGATAGCCACGAAAGGAAAATGCCCAGCCATACGATGCCTTGCCAATGTGATACACTTCTTCATATCGATTACAGCATTCGCAAAGATTCTCGATAACATAATAATTAGTGCCCATCACTTAACTCCGAAATGTTGCTTCGTTCTCTCTACTGCTTTATAGAAGGACGGATTATTAGACTCGTCAATTCCATAATTCCACATTTGCTGTACCATTTCATCAATACAGTTTCGAACAATCAACTCGCCAAATTTCAAAACTGCTTCTCGATCCCACTCATCTAGTTTATCCCAACAGCCTTGAGAAGTCAAGCCAGAATTGTAGAGCAGAGATTCGAATTTATCATTCATCTAAATTTTCACCATAATAATACAAAACACGCTTCAGTGCGCGCATCGTTTTCTCAATCTTCTTCAGATCCACTTCGCGATTCGAATTAAACACTCCAGCAGTAATACCGCCAATCTTTCGCGTTTCGTAATCTGCTTCTAAATTTCGAAGACTGTCTTTCAGTTCATCAGTGACGATTTTAGAAACTGCTTCGTAAGGAATATCAATTAACATCTTCTTCCCCTGTTTTTCTCTATGGTCCCTACACCGTCGCCGTAGCCGTTGCCGTCGCCGTCGCTGTAGTCGTTTCCGTATCCGTTGCCGTAGCCGTATCCGTAGCCGTGTCCGTAGCCGGTCCCGTTGCCGGTCCCGTTGCCGTATCCGTAGCCGGTCCCGTCGCCGTATCCGTCGCCGTATCCGTCGCCGTATCCGTAGCCGTATCCGTTGCCG